CGAGGAACAGCCTTGTTTGAACGCAACTTAGCAACAACCTTACGGATTGATGCTGAGTCAATGTCATCTGAAGCAGTGATTGTTGCTGTGCTTGTGCGTGTTCCACCGTAAACAACATTTGTTCCTTGGCGTAGTGTGTTTTGCGCTACGATGTCAAGTGAGTCAGCCATGTTGTAAGCGATGATGTCTGCAACTGCAGGGTCAACATCAGATAGTGAGAACAACTGTAGTTTGCGTGTTACAAGTGAAGCGTTACCGTATTCGTTAAGAGTAACTGAAACGGTATCAACATCACTTAGTGCAACTGCATCTGGGTCAGTTGTTTCTGCGAGTGTAGAAGTAGCAGCAGCCAAATCGTTGTAGAGTGAGAATACAACGGATGACCCTGGCATAGCCTGTTGTACAGGCTTCTTATCGGCTACAGCACGAATCATTGGCTGTGCACGAAGAGCAAATTCCACATAGCGGTCATAAGCGGTCTTTACTAGACCACCCAGAGCCGATACATCGGTATATGCATTAGGCATTAGGGTTCACCTCCTGGTGAATTGGTTGATATTAAATGGATTAATTTAAACCAAGGAGTATGTCTAAGTCCTCTTTACTCTTAGCGGAAGCAATCTTTGCAAAAGCATCTTCGTCAATATCTGGCGATGTGCCAGTTGCGACCATGTTATTGATTCTTGCTTGCGCTTGAATTTCGGGACTTTTTTCTGCAGGCTTTTCTTCTGTTTGAGTTTGGATTCCAAATACATCACCGTATTCATTTACCCAATTATTAATAGCCTCTTCAGAGGTATCAATATCTTGTGGTATAAATGCAGCAATCTTTGGGTTTAATCCCTTAGCCTGTAGTACATCCTTGACAGTACGCTGACGAGTCTGAGTCTTAAGACCTGCCAACTCCTGTTCTAGTTCTTTTGCACGCTTTTCAAGTGTGCGGTTGACTTTGCGGAGTTGACCAACAACATCAGTTGTTGTGTCGTTATCTTCATCGTCATCGTAGTAATTGGTAGCCATCTACCTTCTCCCTTTTCTGTTAGTTGTATTCGCAATCCTCGTATAAGTTCGGGGAAACTATTACGGCTATTGCTACCAGACTTTTACGCCCCCCTGGGCTGGTTGGTCAGGGTGGGGATTCTTATATGCTTACTTGAGATGCAAGACTTGAACCAGTTACTCCACCACGGGAGCGGAAGCGGGAAACTTCACGCTGCGCTCTTTGTTGTGAAGCAAGTAAAGCCTCTGTGCTGCCTTCAAGGACTGCATCAAGTGCTTCTTGTTCGTTATATGTCATGCCTTCAATTTGACTTAAGCGTTGTTGTTCTTTACGCAGTAAGCCTGCCTGCTCAATCTTTGATTTCATTTGAGCCTCGGTTAATTTTGCATAAGGTTCTGTAGCAACAATATTCTCTGCAGAAGCAGCACTGATGCCAGGCATATTAAATCCAGCAGCACGACCTAGACCTACAAATGTTGCAGCCTTAGCCTGCTTTTGAATTAATGATAAAGCCTTGTCTGAGTCAAGAACATAGGCTGTTAAATCACCTTCACCTACAGCATAGAAATCTAATAGTTGTTGCTTAACCTCTGGGTTAAGACTACGAGCCAAATCTTGACCTACCTGTAGGCGGTCTTGATATTCCTTGGCTGATACTTGCTTAGCAATTAAATTACCAAAATCTTCTGGTCCATCATAAAAGCCCTTTGGCAAGTCAAAGAATCTAGCAGTTTGCATCATTGCGTTTTCAATTCTTGTGTACTCATCTTCGCTAATAGTGCGACCTGCTTTACGCAAAGGGTCCATACCAGGAAAGCGAGTCTTATATGCAGGTTGGTCATAAAGACCTAGCAGAATCATTTCTTCTGAAGTGTCTTTCATAATTTCTGCATCAATATAAGAAGCAAGTCCTTGCAGGTTGTAACTTGCTAACATAGCAGTTAACTTATCTTTAGCCTTGGTGCGAGTAGCAATAATTGCCGCTTCTTTTTCGGCTGCTGCTTGTTTTGTTAAAGCATCATATTTAGCCTGTTGGGTAGCAAGTGCATCTGTTACAGCCTTTTGAACATCGGCTTGAGTAACTAACCCACCACCAGCACTTGGAGTTCCAGCAGGTCCACCAGTCCCAGTTAAGGGTGTAGCACCACCGCCTGTAGAACCACCAATTCCAAACTCTCCATACTGGGCAGATATTCTTCTAGTAGCCTCATCTCTTGGTACACCTTGAGATACAAGTTCTTCAATTTGTTTTGTCTGTAAAATTCTAGCCATAGATGGTGTATCAATAGTTCCATCTGATTTGGTTACTGACCTATATTCTGCAGCGCTTAACTGTCCAGACAAAGGTGTATCGTTAAAATAACCTTGAGCGTTAATACCACCACGAGATGCTATGTATTCTTTGGTATAACCAATCTTTATAGCCTCGCGTTCTTTAGCCGAATTTCTTTCAGTGCCAGTAATTGTTAATCCACTAATAGGGGAAACCATGCCTACTTCAGTAGCAGCAGGTGGCTTAGCAGTTCCTATATTTATGGCATCCTTATAGGTAACGCCATTGACCGTAACATCTCCTCTAGTCGCACCAAAAAATGGGTCATTAGTAGCAGGTGCACTTCCAGCCTGACCAAATGGCGTACCAGTATTAACAGTTTTACTTGCAGCAGAATCTGAGATGCCACGCATGGCTCTAATTTTATCGCGTTCGTCAACCATTATTTTATGTACTGCATCCTTCTAAGCATGTTTGCTCCTAGTCCTTCATAGGTACGGGTAGCGTTTTCTGTGTACTGCCAACGCTCATCTTGCTTAATAAGTTTCTCTGCATCCCATGCGGGGCGCTGTACAATCTTGCCAGTCTTTTCATCTACTACTGTAAAGATTCTTCCATCTTTCCATAGAGGGTCGTTCCAATCTAAACTGTCCTCATCTACTTCAAGTAGGTCAGCCCACTTCTTGCGCTGTAATGAAGTTACATCCCAAAGGGTGCGACCAGCAGCAAAGTCATCTGCAAAGAACGGATATAGCAAAGCCTGTTGGTCAGCAATTTCTTTTTTAATTGCCTCTGGCGTTGTTTTAACTCTCAAGCCTTGAGGTGTTACTGTTCCAATAATTCTATTTAAATAGTTATTAGCAGTTGTTTGACTTACATCTACACCCATTAGTTTACCATAAGAGCGTATGTCATCTATCTTAGATTGATATAATCCACCGCCTGCTTTTGAAATTATACTGGCATTGCCAATAATTGTGTTTTCAATATATTCTGCATCCCAACCATTTAGGAAAGATGTTTCAGCAAGACCAGTTAAATAATCTGCAACCGTAGGGTCAGAGGCGTTAATGCCCATACCATTGGCAATACCAGATACTGTAACTTTGTATTGATTTACTCTATCTTGATACCACTTCTCGCCATACTTTTGTCTACCTACAAGATTGGCAGCAACTGTTGGACCCTTGCTTAGATACCAGTCACTGCTGGTAATCATATCTGCAATGGCATCTGCGTTGTAAATAAACTCACCAGTTGTTGGGTTTCTTACAGCATCGTAGATAGCCTTTAACTGTGGTTCGTTCTTAAGTAAATTAATAATCCATGTTGCTACTGGAGGATTCTTAGTAGTTGATTTATTAACTGTTCCTTGATTTAAAAAAGGATTTGAAGGAAAACCCATAGCCATTTCTTCAGGTGTAGCCATTAGCCTCTAACTCCTAACGCCTTTTCAAGGGCAGAGCCAAACACATTATTAGTTTGCATCTCTGCATATAGTGGGTCTTTTTGAGCACGCTTCTTAACAAGCGCTGCAGCCTCAGCCTCACCAAATCCTGGAGTTGTAACTGTAACTCTTTTACCACCAACAGATTTAGTTTCTGTTTTAGTAGGAGCCTTAAGTTGTTTCTCTTTAATTAACTTAGCAAATTCATCTGCTTGAGTATCATCAACAATACGACCAGTGTAGGCTTCTATGCCTTGTTTAAACAAAGCCTTAGAGTTTTCTTCTTTCATTAATTGAACTTGGTATGTAGGTCCACCAGTACCGCCACCCCATAGACCGCGTTGGATATTTAATAAATCATAAGGACTAAGTTTTTGTCCTAAACGGTTAGCGTTTATGGACTCTTGACCCCACGCTTCCCATTGTTTCTGTAGTTCAGGCAGTCCAGCATCTGCGGTAACCACACCAGCATCTACAAGAGTTTTTTTCCACTTGTTTAATTCTGTTGCATCGGCAAGAGGAAATTGTTGTTTCCACTCTGTTAGCGATATTATACCACTGGTTTCTCTTGCGGTAGGTTTTCTACGGCGTACCCTACTGGTATCAATTTCTCCACCGATATACACACCAGTTGTGCCCATGTTTGAAGTAATGTTATTACCAAAAATTGCCGAAGCATTAAAGTTGGGGTTCTTTAAAATCTGTTGTCCTGCTGAAGTAGATAGCAGACTTTGAACATCAATTCCACTTGCTTCCATTTGTGCAAACTGTAATTGGCTGTTTAAGGTTGCTTCATCTTGAAGTGCTTTTTCTTGGGCAGCAGTTTGTTCTTCATTGTCACCAAAAATGCTATCTATAATGTTGATACCAGTTGCAAGGGCAGCAGCACCAAATACTCTTTTAGGTGTAATTATCTTACGCTTTTTAATTCCCTCTTCGCCAGCCTCTGCTGCAGCCTTTGTTGCTTTACGGGCAGTAACAGCCTTGGCTAAACCTTTGGCAGCCTGTGCTCCTTTGAGCGCAGCAGCACCAATACCAGCAAATGCAGCGCCACCAAGAACTTCAGTAACGCCCCGCTCACGGAACATGCTTAATTTTTCTGGGTCGTCAAGTTCGTCTAATAAGTTTTCTAATTCATCCTGTGAAAGCATATCCCTGTAGTTAGGGTATTTATCTTTGATAAGTTCTAATTTTTGTTTTTCGGTCATATTCCTATCCCAAGGTCACAGGGTCATTTTGTAAAAAGCGATTAAAGAAATCCTCAAACTCTGGCGAACCAGTTTTTAATTGATAGATTACTGAGTTCCAGTAGCCATCTAAATCAGCATTATCTTCGGCAGCAAGTGTGGATGCTGCACCATAAGACTTACGAGTTTGTAACTCACGGGCTACTTGTCCTCTTGCCTGTAGGTAGATAGCCATTGCCTGTACTACCTGACGGTTACCGTTATCTGACATCCACTTTGGATTAGATAGCATGCTACGCATAGCCTGCATCCTATAAATCCACTTGCCTCTATCTACATTGAGATAGTCAGCCTGCCAGTCTGGGTTGCGCTGTGATAAATCTGTAACCATTAACTGCTTAAGAGCCTGTAGTTCTTCAGCACCTGATTCGCTATATGACTGATAACCCTGTGCCTGTAATTGTGAATCCAACAAATTCATATTCTTACGGAACTCAATCCAGCCAACTTTGATATTAGCATCACGCTTAAGTTGTGCAGGGTCGCGCCGTTCACGGAATTTATCTGTTGAACCAGGAACTGGGGCATTTCCATATTGCCATGCATATACAGCCTCAGAGAAGTCATACTTACCATCTGGGTCATTAACCAAGAAACCAATCATTTCAGGGGCTGTCTGACCAATCTGGCTTACTAAGTCGTTATATCTCTTGATATTACTAAATGCCTTTTGTGATGCTTGAGCACCTGTTGGGTTAAATGAAGAACTAACCAAGGCTGGACCCATTTCAGGGTACATTTCAAGGAACAACACTTCAGCATCTCTACCATAAACATCCTGTAACTTACGGAATTGTTGTGAGTAGAAACTTAGTGGTGAGTCATATTGAGCAGCAAATGGCATTACAAGGTTAGACAAAATACGAACCTTATAGAAGTCATTAGTTAACTTAGATACTTCCTCTAGGCTAGGCATGCTTTCACGCTCACCAAGGTTGTACTTAATTAACTCATAGCGGTAAACCGTATTAAATGTACGGCTCCAAAGTTCATCTTGTCCTATAGCAGATGCAAATTTCTGTGCTGCTGGTGGTAGCAGTTGGCGCAGTACGCCTTCTTGTGTACCAAAAGGTAGAACTGGAAGAACTGAAGATGTAAATATATCTTCTAAGTCTGGCTTTGCTTTAACCAATTCGTTAACTGGCATAACCACTAGAGGACCAAAACCTGCTAGATATTCACCCTGGAATAGAACATCAAGGCTTCGTACTGGGATAGATACTTGTGTACCAGTAGCGCGGATAGCCTCAGCCATGCCCTTACCCCATACTGGAATCTTTTCAATAGCGCTTATTGCGCCCTCAGACATAGGCACAACAATCTTATTGTCATAAGAAAACTCGTTTGTTGGGTTGCCTTCAGCATCAATAACATTTGGTTGGTTACGAAGTGATGAAACTATTTGTCCAGCACGAGCAACAACTGCAGGGTTTTCTGTGGCAAGTCCACTCCAACGGCGAATAGTGTTCTCCCATGCGTTAAAGAACGGCATGATAAAGCGCATCTTCTCGCCTGCGTAAGATTTACGAATAATTGTAAATAGAGTCTTATTAACTTCCTTGCGGGTGCTTTCAACTACATCCCTGCGTAGGTTATTAATCTCATCAACAGTTAATTCAGCCTTAGTGTTTCCTGTGTTTAAACGCTTTGTTGATAACGCAACATCAAGTTTGTCTTGATAGTCTGAACGATATATTGCTCTAGCCAATGGGTGACGAGCAAGCGTTGTTTCAGGTAGTGAACCTAAGAAATAGAACGCTCTATCAATAACCTTAGCAACAGCATCTGCAAGGTTACGAGCCTGTGGGCTAGTAGGCACTATGCGACCAACAATATCTGGTAGTTCTGTTGCGTTCTTAAAGTGATTGCGTAGCCATATTTCAGTTACTTGACCAGCACGGAAGGCTTCTTGCATCTGTGAATCTGGTAGGTAGCGGTTAAATGCGCTGTACAAATCACCAACAAAATCTTCTGCTTCAATGCTTGCGTTTAAACGCTCTGATGGAACCTTAATACCAGGAACATCAATGTTAAATCTACGGGCATAGCCTACATTTTCAGGCTTACGCAACCATCTAACAATCTCTTCTGGGCGTGCACCATTTAGCATCTGTTCAACCAGTGGGTCTATACGACCATCTGGAGAGCGGAAAAATGTATTAAGTTGATTAGCCCAACCAGAGTAGTAATCTGGCATGTTAGGTGTTAATACATCCTCAACAAAGTTGTTGTGCTCAGCAGCAAAGAACTGTGATGGGTGGTCTACGAATCTACGGTAAGAGTCTGTGTTGTCAGTGCGGTCATATAGTATTTGACCCAACTCACCACGGAAGGCATCATCAATTTCTACCTTGGTGCCATCATAAAGAGTTACAATCCTGCGACCAGTTCCTTGTATTTGCTTACGGGCACCGATACGGTCCTCTTCAATAATACGAGCATCTAGTTTTACTAATAAGTTTTCTAAATTCTTCTTAGAAACAGCCTGCATATCTGCTGCTTCTCTTACAATTTGTGCTAAACCTGCGGTTGGATACTCTCGTTTACTGGAGAGGGATTCGGATAACTCTGCAATGCGTTCTCTAGTGCTCTTTCCGCTAAGAGTCGGGCGAAGTCCTTCCGCTCTTGCGGTGACATTTCCCCTACTGGCTTCGGTGCCTTGACCCAGTGCAAACCTTGCTGTTGCTCCTTCATCGCCTGTTCCTCTCGTTACGATAAATGCATTGTCCCAGTCGCCTCTAGCAATAGCAGCCAAATCTGCGACTGACTTTTGGTTTCTTTCTACGCCAAGTTTAACTGCTTGAGCGCGGTCCATAATAACATTAGTTGGCTCAGCCCAGATATGTGGCACACCATCTATATCTTCAACCCATGTACCAAAGTGGTCTGCTTTACCAAACTTTTCAAGATTTTTTTCAAAGTGTGCTGCTACTGAATCTATCCAACCTTGTGGGTTTGCTGAAGCATCTTCTAACTTGAAGGTGTGTGTAGCGCCACGAACGGCTACTGAGATACCCTCAACTGGAACATCTCCAGCAAAGTCAAATGTACCGCCCTGATTCTTAATAGTACGCTCAATAATGCTAAGCATCCGTGGCTCATTGCCAAGGATTTGCTGTTGTCTTTTAACAGAATCAAGTCTGCGTTGAGTTAAAGTCACAAATGGACTTTCACCAAAACCTTCTACCATTTCAGGGTCTACAAGAACAGTAGCCCTACCGTTAGCCTTGTTGTCAGGCAAGATTACTTTGCCAACCCCGTTGGCTCGCATCCAATCAAGAAGTGCTTTTTCTTTGCCTTCCCATGCGGCACGGTTACGAGGTGTGCCTTTTTCAATACCAAGAACATTTTTTAATTCTGGGTAATCAACAAGGTTTAAACGAGGACTGCGTAGGTTCTCAGTACGAAGGTCAACTTCAGTTCCATATACCTTTTGGCTAATTACCGCACCTTGATTGCCAGGCTTGCGGATTCTAAACTCAGCAGTTGTAAGTAACTTTTGAGATACTGTATTTGGGTCAACGGTTGTCCAACGACCTGTTTGTGGATTTAATACCTCTACGACATTTCCATTGTTTACGGTGTTAATAAAACCTTCACGCATATCAGAACCAATAGTTTGCATTGATGGTGAAACTGGTCGCTTAGGTGTTTTAGGTGGAAGTATTGCTTCAACCGTAACCGCATATCCATTTTCAGCATCTCCACCACGGCTTAGAACACGAAACTTTGTTCCTGCTGGCAAAAGAACTTCTGATTCTCTATTAACCATCAGCATAGATTCGCGTTGAAGATTTGCGTATCCTAAGTTTTTCATTTGATTATAGGTTTCGGCAATATCTAAAGCATTTAAACCTTTAGGAAGTTTCATTTCTATTTGTGTAGAAATTGAACCTGGCAGTGTCAATGGTCCACCAGGTTGAAGATTTAATACATCAACTTTTTCTATTGGACTTGGTGTAGCAAAATTTCTAGCAACATTATCATTGTAAGTTGTTGATACAAAAGCAGGTTCTTCAATAATATCGCCAACTTGCGCGGTTGCAAAAGGGCTATTTCGGTTAGTTGTTCCGCGATATACAATTAATGGCTTAGTAAGAACGCTTCGTTGAATTGTTCTTTGCAACCCTTTTGGAAGTTCTGGAACATTTTTTCCACGAGATACTGCAAAATTTGGGTCGCGTAATCCAGCCTGAACATCACCAAAATCTCCATTTACATAAGAGTTAAGTTCTGTAAATGCTTCATCGCTAATGCGCTCAACGATTGGTTGCGTGCCAATTTCTGCAGCAGGAGAGCGCTCTAAATTCTTAGGTAGCGGATAAGCACGACCAGATAAACGCTTGTATATTTCAGATGCAGATATACGAGGCATACCAGCATCTGCATACTGTTCTGCAATATCTTGGCTAAATGACATAGCCAATGGTCTGTTCTTATCTAACGCTCTAATAGGAGCAGTAGAGCCGTGATATAGATACTGTCCTGTTAGGTACTCAGAAAGTTCAAGTAATTCTTTATATTGTTCTTCGTTTAACTTGCCCTGTAAGAACAAGCGCTCTGCAGCCTGTGCATAAAGACGAGCCTCATTAATAACCTTTTCGGTAGCAAAAATCTCAGATTGAGTTTCTGCAAGGCTACGGCGAATCTGAATTGAATCTTCACGCAGACCTTTGTTTACGAGTGTTCTATCAGCAAGGCGTTCTATACCTTGAACACGGTTGTTATACCAAGACTTAAATCCATCTCGGTTTAAATCACCAAGGGCTAACAAACCGTAGCCTTTACCTAAGATAGATAGCGTTGCTTCGCTAACATTTCGGATTGTGTAGCCAAGGCGTAGAAGTACTGAAGCCTTCCACATATCATTTAAAATACCTGTTACATAACGCATTTCATCTGGGTCAATAATTTCACCCTTGCGACCAATACTCTTAAGCACACCCTTGTTTGCTTGTAGAACACGGGCATAGTTTTCTAGGTCTACCATAGGCAGTGCGTTAGCACCTTGGCGCTCTAAGTAAGGAATCTTAAGAATAACATCATCATTAGTCATTAAGAACTTACGGTCACGAATAGTATCTAATGCAGTTTGACGGCGTGACTTGTATTGATTCCAGATAAATAAACCTTGTTCGTCAGTTAATCCAAGGCTTCTATTAACTGCACTAATTGCTAAATCTTCAAAAGAAACGGCTACTGTTGAGCGTAGTTCTGGTAAACCACCAGCACGCAAGTAGGCTCTTGTATGGTCGTCAATAATTGGTTGTGCTATATCGCCACCGACTAAACGGCGAAGTTGCTCACCAAATGCAGTCATTTCACTAAATGAATCAGAGTCGTTAAAGTTAACATACCCTGCTGCTTTTTCTTGGAAAGTATCGCCAACTTTTTTAATACCAAAGTTTACAACTGCAATAAGTGGATGATACTTAGTTGGTTGTATAACTCCAACGGTTGGAAACTTAGTAGGCTTGTCTATACCTTTAACTCTTGCTGCTTTGCTTTCAGCACGGCTAATAGCCAACTTTTCAAATACTGGCTTACCAAATGTACGCTTACTTAAGTCCGCAGGCTTGTCGTTAAATGAACGAATCATGCGGTAATAAGGGTCAGCCTCTACTTGTTTAACTAACTCAGTGGCTGTATCTAACTTATCAACATCATCTGTAATACCGTTAGTTGGCACATTGTTTAAAACTTTTTTATCTAAATCTGTTGTGTCATTAATCTTATCAAGGACAAATGCTAAGTCACGGCGCTTAGCAATAAGACGAGCAGCAGCAGAACCAATCTCTTTGCTTGTACCAAGACGGGCTGTAGCAACAAGAGTATCTGCAACATCATCTACTGTCTTTGCTTCGCCAAGCATATATGCCAAGGTGTCGGCATCATTAGATTGCTGAACCATTGGATGATTGCGAATAGCAACTCTATCTGACTTAGCAAACCAAGATAGCGTGTTGTAAAGTTCTCCGCCTTCTTCACGACCCTCGTTAATTGTTCTAGCCAAAGTCTGTGGAGATATGACTTTAACGGAGCGTAAACTCTTAGGCATTAAAAAGTCTTTAAGTAATCTGTTTGCATTTGTATCTTCTGCACCAAGTGGGCGAGTTACAACTGCTTTACGAGCAAGACCTGCAGCCTTACCCAATTTACCTAGTGGGTCAGTTACTGTTGTAAAGAAAGTATCGTAGGCACCGCTAAGACTTTTAGCGCCCCAATCCTCATCAAATGTTTTACGGTCATTAGGGTCAAATATATTAAAATCACCAGCAGCAAGTTCGTCTGGACCCAAGATACCAAAAGACCATTTAGACTGTAAGTAAGATAACGCTTGTCCTGGAGATATTTCTTCACGATTTTCCCAAGACTTTTTTACATCACCAGTACCAAGTGTTGTTAATGCTGCTGATAATGGTTGGCGCAAGAAGCGACCACCAGTTTCATAAGAAATCATTGCTGCTGGCAACAAGACTTTATCTACTGCAGCGCCTATTGGCTTACGGATTGGATAAGTTGTTGCCTGTAGTGTTGTTCTAAAAGCGTTACCTGCAAAGTTAAACGCATCTCCTACCCAATTTTTATCATTGGAGGACACAGAAGAAAGGTCAAACAACATTGTCGGTAAGCCGATTTCATTGGCAAACCCATTACCTTGCAGTTTCTGTGCTGCGTTTCCAAGTAGGTCGCTAAAACTCATAGTACGCTTTTTAGATACCTTACATAATTACGGAAAGAATTAGATGTGCTTGGCAGTTCTGCCATTATTGACAGGTATGGAAGCGCTTGGCGCATACGGTCAGCATCTTCACCCATTGCGGTTTGGTCTGTGGCATACATACCTTCAAGACCAGTTGTTGCTCCAGTAAGTACATCTTCTTGTGGGCGAGTTGTAGGTGCAGTTAGTGGCACTAAATCTGTTTGTCCAGTTGTACGAAATGCACGATTACCTGAAGGTGATTGTCTTAGGGCAGGGTTTTGTCCTGACATTGGGGCGCTTGTTTGCATATCATAAAAATCTTGTGCGTTATCTATACCTGCAGCGTATCTTGCTGGTTGTCCATTAGTTCCAGCACCGCCTGTTGCGGACACCTGAAAGTTTTCGTCTTTTGCTTTCGCCATCTTTCCTCCCACCTAAGTTCGGATATTTAAAATTATGAGCAGTTTTGAAACTTACTCAGGTTTATTAATTACTTGCTGCGTGAACCGCGAGTTCCGCTTGGATTGCTTGAGAAATATGTCTTGCCGCCTTTTGATGATGCTTTCTTTGCCATCATTGGCTTCTGCATTGGAGCCTTACCTGCTGAACCTTGGTTCTTAGGCTTCTTTCCTCCTGCTATGGATTTCTTCATGTGTCACCTCCTTATGCAACTGGTAGTCGTCTTACGAGGGAAGCCTGAAGATTAGGTTCACCTCTTTGTGTCAAACTTGCTAAAAGCGATTGAACATCTGGGCGACCACCTGGAGAAATTTGTCCTGGAGCCACACCTTGCATACGACCAGTTTCACTTAGTCCCATTGGAAGTTGCCCGCCACCTGGGGGGACCGCACCCGACTGCCCAAGCATGTCAGGACTTACACCTTCAGGGGTCATCATCGCACCAGGTGGGGGATTCTGTGGTTGGAACGCCTCAGATACCGCTTGCTCAATAGGCGTACCCTTTTGGCGTTGATTAATGACAGTTGATAATTTGTACAAAATGTCTGAAGGATTTTGTCCTTGAGATGCAAGTGCTGGAATTGCTTGAGCATAAGAAGCAATAGCCTGCTTCATTGCATCGCGCAAATCTTCTGTATCAACTTTTTCTTCTTCTTGTGTTGCATTAAATGAAAATGGCATTTGACGGCGTAAAAAGTCACGAGATATAAGTTTATCTCCGCGAGCCTGTAAGCCGAACACTAATGCACGGTTTGGGTCAAGCCCTGCCATAAGTCCATATTGAACATCTACTGTGTAGTCTTTATCAATATCACGGCTTGGCTTGTATTTAATTGCGTATGGAACTCCGTTGCGTACACCGCGTAGGTTCTTTTCCATATCGCCAAAAACTTTTTCGTCTACCTTAAGTGCGAGTCCAATTAACTCAACAAAGGAACGAGCAAACATTGCATGGGCTGTTTTGATTTGTGTATCAAATCCACCCATAAGAGCCTGTACGCCACGACCTGTAACGATTGAAGAATCAATGTTTCCTGTGCGTGACTCAGGGTAACGGCTTCCTAAACGAAGTTCTCCTTCAAGTACTTGCTGTTGAGCAAAAGCACCTGGTGGTATATCAATAGATAATCTACGAACATCTGAAGGTCGTTCAGTTCTAATAACGGCATCTGGTCCAAGGGCAATCTCGCTTACATCTCTAGGGGCTACGAGTGGTGCTTGAACTGCTTTAGTTGCAGCCTCAAGCGAAAGTAGTGCGTAACGAGCCTTAGCAACTTGAATTGCCAATACATCGTCAAACTGTCCTCTTGATTCAGAGTCAAGTGATGGTCGCTGAATTACACGAATAAGAACTTCACCAATGGGATTTGGTGCCCTATCTATGACTATGTTGTTTCTTTGAGGAACAAATAGAATATCCTGGTCTTTGTCATGATAACGAATAATTTCCAACATTGAGTTGGTTGAATCTTTATCATATAGAAGATGGGCATACTCTGGGTATGAAGCCATTAAGTCAGCCAGAGGCTTCTTAATTCTTTGATACATACCATGGACTTTGCCAAAGCGGTCAATGATTGGATAGCAACCATAAGAATCTAAGAAGCGGATTCTTGGCATGTTGTTATCTAAGTCAACCTCAACCTGTGCTGGTACGAAACCGTAAGAAACATAACGGTCAGCAGCAGTAAACATCTGGGTTTGTAAATCAGAGAAGTCAACAATTCCGTTTACAATCTCTTCGCGCTTGTCTGCCTTCTTGCGTTCTTTTTCTGACACCATAGTTGGTGAGTTGCAGTTGAAAGCAGGAAGTGGTGCGATAACTTCTGACAAATCTCGTGCTGCAATGTCCACCATGTTTGCAACAATAGGGTTCTCAAATGGACCGTCTGGAAACAAATCTGGGAACACATCACGCATACGACCTTTGCGTACAAGAAGGATTTGCTCCATGCGAGTATCGCGGTCAGCAAAGGCTTGCTTGTAGCGTTCGTAATTAGTCTTAATTTCGTCTAGGGAAAGTGGCACGCCTAGTCCTATTCTATGAGTATATGTCGTCTAGTTGTAAAGTGATTTGTCGGTTACGGTCATAACGAGTATGGAACATGCTTAGGCTGTTATGAGTACGGGCAAATGTTGAAGCGTTTGCTACCCTGTCACGGCAACCAAGTTCGGCAAACCAAAATGCCATCACAGTATCTGTCTTTTGACTTTTCGGCGCATCTGGATACCAGGTCACTAATTGCTCAATGAGCGCTTTAATTCCTTCAGAAGCATGGGTTGATGGAAACTCAATTAATGCGTTGTCATCTTCCCAACCGTGGAATAGTGTCGTCAGGGATGCAACCCCGAAATCAGTATCCCATTTGTTTTGACCTGTATGATGTTCTCGTAGTATTGCACCCCTGGACGAAAGGTATTCTCGTACCTCACGGTCCTGAGTTAACATTGTTTGGAAAGCATTTTTCTCAACTCGCCACTCAGAAATCTGATAATCGTCAGTCCAGTTTTTAATTAATTCTCGTATCGCATCAGGCTTCATGCCAGCGACATTGGATACATCTAGCAGGTATCTCTTCTGTGTAGATATATCTAAACCTAAACATACGGCTGCGGTATGACCTGAGCCTGCAGGGTCTAGTCCTGCAACCACAATTAATCCATCCATACCGTTTGGTCTTACGCCAGCCTTGCCTTTAGGTATGCGCCCAACATTACGAGCACCATTAATAATTCCTTTAATAGCCTCGGATGGAAATGCTGAATCTTCGTGGACTTGTTGTTGCTGATAAACCATCGCCCATAAGTTTGGAGATAGTCTTGCCCTGCGTTTGTGGAGAGCCTGTCCATCCCACTTGCGGTACAACCCATCAGCATCGGGAGAGCCAACACCTGATATAGGGGCTATGTTAGTTTTTGCCCATAGCGTTACCCACTTGTCGGGGTCCTCGTTAAATTCTAATACTGCAGGTTGGGCAAAGTAAGTCCATGGGGAAGTTTCATCAGGGTAGCGCATAGGGTCGCGTAGTTCTGAATATAAATCTCTAGGTCTTAGGCGAGTGCCAATAATTAAAAGTTTGCCCCCGTTGTCGTCAATACGGGACATAACTTCAGATTGAATCCAGTCAATTTGCTTTTCGTATTCATGGGCGTTGGTGTTATCAACACAGTCATCCATGATAATCAAATCTGCACGAGCACCGTAGATATGACCCCGTACACCAATAGCCTGCACGGTAGGGTCCTTTTCACCTGAGTCACGAGCCTCGGATGATAGGTAAATGAGGTCCTGCTTCCATGAATCAGAATTCTTTTCAAATCCCCCTGGAGGTCCAAAGGTAAGTTGTAGGTCCTGATACTTAGGATGTGTTAGTCTGTTCTTTATGGAGAGCAGGAACTTTTGCGCCATAGCCTGTGTCTTGGACACAATCATGATTCTGATATTAGGGTTCTGGCAAATCCGATAGACAGCATAGTTGACCGTAATGGTCGTAGACTTTGCATGTTCTGGTGGAGTATTAACAATTAATAAATCTTGAGCACCCTCTTCATAGGTTATGGCAGGGTGTAGGTCTTTAGGTTCTCTACTTTCCAGTAGGTCAATCCAGTGTTCTTGATGCTTGAAAACTTTGGTACCCAGATACTTTTCTGAGAATTCGGGGAAGGGTGGTACTTCCCCTCTTACATTTCCTATCTCACCTCTAGCGGTCATAGACCGCACCTTGTCTACAGCGAGTGCGAAACTAGGGTCTACCTTTCGGTAGTACTCGTAGGTCTTAACACTCCTACCTACGGCATCCATAGCCTTTTGGGTAGAGTAACCCTGCATTAAAAAATCAATAACTTGCTTCTTGATGGCATCACTCTTATGTGATGCAGAGGTTACGCGCTTTCTTTCCATAGGTTCTCCAAGGCGGACTGTAGGGAGCCTTGGGCTTAACTTCTAACCGAAGGGCGAAGTTCAAACGAAGCCCGAAGGTTAGGGCTAATACTAGGCAACAACCCTACGGGTTGTAGTTAATGTTCGGAGGCTCCGATAATTTTGCCTCCTCACTTATACTATAGGTGTCCAGAAGGTCCTTAGCGGACACTTCTGGGCATGTGATTTACGCCACACTTATAGTAAATCAGTAAAAGCGCAGGTCAGAGCCACATTTATGGGGGGCGAGGACTAGCAAAGTTATGTAAG